GACAATTATGCCGGAGACATCTGTTTTAACAGACATATTAACCACACCTTTATGCAATAAAAACACCAACGCAAGTGTTTAATGCGTTGGTGGATGGAAATATGGTCAAAATTTTTTGACACCTAGGTAAAGATCGGGGCTCGCCGCAATCGCAAGCCTTTTATTCCACCAGAAGGACCCAAAAATCAATATTCAAAGACATGTATACTACTATCAATGATTATACTCATTTCATCCTTTCAATTTTGCCAAGTTTCTGCCAAGTTTTATCTCTGACTTAATCTATGACGAATGGGGACATTTTTGGGGACATAAAATCAAGTCATTCAATTCCCAATTAGTTCTAAAAACACTGATGTCATAAAAGGACTCCTATAACATGACACCTACATCCCGAACGGCCCGAGAATGAAGGGAGCACACCTCTCAACAGCTTTGCGTCTAAGCCTGTAAAACTCTCTTTCGGATATCGCCAGCTCCTCCATGACGATATCCCTTGATAGCTGCTCAAAATAATATAGCGCAACGAGATGCTTCAGATTCCTGGGCAATGACTCAAATGCCTGCTGTATTGCTCTTGTCTTTGCCAGCAGCAGTTGATATTCAGGATCCTTTTCTTTCGCCGTCATAACTCTTTCCTCAACGGCAGATGTTGAACCTGAGCCGTCAGGCTTTATAAATCCTTCAAAGCAATTGCATTTGGCTGTGATAAATTCTTCTCTCAATGTCAACTGCCTTATGAGCGACGGGAAATTAAACAGGGCACTTTCTACAGCACGAAAAAAATCACGCTTCATTCGTCCGCCTCCATTCCTGCCTTCTTCACGATCTCGAAGAAGGCTTCGGCATCAAGGATAACAACAGGCTGTTTCCTCGACTGCTTGCATACAAGAAGCCACTTAGTTCCTTCTGCTTCATTCGCCTTGGCCTGTTCTATCCACTTCTGTACGCTCCATCTCTCCTGGAACTTACATTCAACCGAGAATGGGAACTTATTTAGAACCGAACGCTCTAGTCTAACGTCAGCTCCGGCCTGTCCCATAGGCCTAGATTCGATTGGCTTGTCCCTTCCGCATTCAAAGCCTGTAACCTCGGCTATCTTCTCGCAAACCCACTTTTGCAGGGACCGGCCCTTTGCCTTTGCCGACTGCGGCCTCATTTTCGGTCAGCCTCGAATATGCAGTCCTGCATTTGCTGGAGTGTAAAAGATTCCAGATAGCCTGCCTTACTGCGGAACATAAACATAGGCTGCTCATGCACATTCCATACTATGCCTTCGAAGTACATTGCCCTTGTATTAAAATCGTTTTGCCAAACATGCGGTTTTACAACATATCGTTTGCCCTTTACAAACTTGCCTTTAACCTTGTCGTAAAACTTCTGCCAATTATTGCCGTCGTTAGTCTTTGCCCTTTTCTGTGCAATAAAATCAAGCCAATTATCGCTTAATAAATACTTCTTGTTTTTGTTTTTAATTCCAAGCTCGTATCTTTTACATCTTACCGCCACCCACGTTCTCCCAAGTACTCTGCCTATTTCTTCGTCGTTAAGTCCGTCTTTTATAAGCCTACGCAACTTTTTGATATCATCATCAGACCATAGCCATACTTCTCTTTTGGGTTCGTCTTTCTTCTTGCGCTGTCTGCATTTCAGCTTATGTGACTTCTTGTAGGCTACGCTTCTCAATTCCTCAATGTGTTCAAGCACCTCGCTGCTCAGTTCAGCTTCTGCCATCCGCTCCACCTCCTAGAACGGTATTTCGGCATCCGGTAAATCTTCATCGGCGAATTCCTGCATAGGAACTTCTTCCTGTGCATATGTGGATGACTCGGTGATTTTCTTTACATAAATTGGCTTGTAGACCTCGGTGGCAACGATATCAGATGCCTGTTTCTTTTGCCCCTTGCTTTCATAGCCCCTAGTGCGATGCTTACCACGAACCATAATCGCATCGCCTTTTTTAAACTCGTTTGCCACCAGTTGGGCGAGTTCTCCCCATATGACGACATTATGCCATTCGGGAGGATTCTTAATCCATTGGCCACCACGTTTGAAGTCGTTGCTGGTGGCTATGCTAAAAGAGCAAACTGGATTGTTAGATGTGGTATAACGCAACTCAGGATCCCTGCCCAAGTGCCCCATTACTTCATGTACGTTTCGGTTCGGCATACCCTATACCTCCATACTGTCAGGATATTTGGTTTCCATCGGTTTGTAATCGGACATCGCAATTTTGCCGCATTTCTTGCATTTCATTTGAGGAATGACGAAGTTGTGAAAATAACTGTCATCGTATCCAGAACCCTCGTATGTAAATCCGCAATGCTCACACTCATATATTGCCCTAAAATCCCTACGATACTGACTTATAATTTCTTTAATCCTCATTTTTAACCCTCCTCCTTGTTTTTATCTAACGGTTCAGCATATGTGTAAAGCGTGAACAAATAGTCTTCATGAAGATCAACTTCTACTCTGAACAACCTTTTAGTTTTACGCATAACTTCAGCGAATTTTTCGATTAAAAATAGTCTCATGTCGCCTTCCGGTGGTTCATCTCTAATTTCATCTCTAGGCACAGCACTTGTAATGCATACAGCTAATGTTTTTCTTTCTTTAGGATTGCCACTATCCACTAGCATAGACATTACGATACCTCCTTTTTATTCCTTTTGACCATATCTTCATATTCTAGTTCCCATATTACTTTAAGCAATGGTTTGTGTTCGTTGCTTACTTCACACCACGTCTTAAAAATATCTTTCAAAAGCTCTCTACATGCATGTTCTGAAAAATTATCTGCTGCAGTACCAGCATCGATGCAAACACTCATAATTTTGTCTAGTAAAAAGTCTTGTTTTAGTGCTATTTTTTTGAGTTCATCTAAGCTTATATTAGACATCACGCCACCTCCTCTTTCACTTGATCTAATAATTTTCTGCCTCGTTGCACGATGTTAAGTCCTAAATTACCATAATCTTTTATTATCTCATCGTCAGTCAATGCACCTAGCAACGCAGGGCCCAGCATAGCATCTAAAACATTAATTAATTCTTGATATTTATCCATCGCTCATAACCTCCTCCCTATGTTTGAGTCCTAACTTAGCCTCAGCGTAATCGGGCGTAACTGGTAAACCTTCTAACGTCCTCCATGCCACCCACAAGTCCTTCAAGAACATTTTGATCATATAACGTATTGCCATGTTCTTTCGGTGACGCTGGAGACATATTTTGCTTTATGAGGGTCGATCTCGGATATTATTACTGCAGCCATGAGCGGCCCGCACCCTCTGACGTCCTTCAAAAACTCGTCCCATATCGGAAACTGCGAGACTGTTTTGGCAATGATATTATTGAGCTTCTTCTCAACTTGCAGGAGATCGAAATAGTTCGAGACGAGTTCGTACTCTACCACATCGCTTATGATGCCCTCTCTGTTTTTAAGCACCGTTGCGGCTCTGTGCCCGCTTGTGGCTATTGCCGTGCTGATGAGTTCCGCCTCCGATTTGAGCTTTTCGAGGATTTCCTTGCTGTCATCATCCATGTCATCTTTCTTCTGCGAAGGCTTGCGTCCCAGCTTGGCATAAAAGTTAGCCACCAGCCTGTTGCCCATGCTGATCCTCAGTTTCTGTGTGTCATAAAAGCCTCTGACCATGTTTCTCAACATTTCCTTTTGCATCTTAATTCCTCCCTTATTTAATTTATCGCAGTTATTAGACCGCTTTACCACTATGGGTTACTTTGGAAGTGTGGCACGCTTGCCCAAGCTGGTTCTCTTTTCAACTTTGGCACGCTTAACATTAGCGGTTTTCTAGATTTAGCCGGCACGCTCCAACCTTGTGGTTACCTAACTCCTCGTGGCACGCTACATTTTTTTGGTTCTCTTAAAATTCATGGCCCACTTGCTCCCAACTGAACTCGTCTGTCGTAGTTTTCATGCACTATTTACCCCCAGCTAGCTCTTTGTAGGCCATGCCTGCAGCCAGCCGTTTTGTTTCCGTGTCAACAATTTCCACGAGAGCAGGTATAAATTCCAGGTATCCGTTTATGCGGTTGTTGATCTCATGATGCCCTGGAAAATATTTCGGGACATCTTTCCAGCCTACGTTTCTGCCTAGCTTGTAAAGCTCTCTGAAATCTCTTTCCCGGAAGGGAAGCTCGTCTTCGGTCATCATGCATACCTTCTGCCAACCCCCCATGCGCTCGATGCAGAAATGGATGACGGGATCGTCAAATTTCACGCTCTCATAAGCACCATGCTGTCTGGCTGCCTCTAGCACGCGATGCCATGCCTTGATGGCTCTGTCATCAACGCTGCCATCAATGCGTGATATGATATCTACCGGCTTGGGCATATAAGGGCTCTCGAGCAGATGGACATGCAGTGCTCTAGCCACCTGCTCAAACGTATATGGTTTGAGTAAATCAAAAAAAAGTTTCATGCCGTTTTCGGCCAACTTCGGATACCCAAGCGTTTCGGCCACAGCGCTCATTACTGCGACAAACGCCCCGTAATCTTCCTGCCTCATGTCTCGCCACCTCCTGCGTTATCCCATGGCACTTTAACCTGCTCCCTCCAGCTTGGCCCGCACATGGCCTCCATGTACTGGTCAAACGGCAACTTGCGTATATCGCGCTTATTCAGATCCGGAGGGCCTGGGATGTACGGCGTATATTCGTCTTCCCAGCGGCCTTTATTGAGCCATGTAGCCGGGTAGGGGATAAATTTGCCGCCCTGCTCCTGCCATTGAAGCGAGGCTACGGCCCGCCTCAGGCCGTCCATGATTTTGCCGAAAAGGTCTTCGTCAGGCTTTAGCTTTTCCCATGCGCGCATTGCATCCAGCTTGGCGCACTTACGTGGGTATTCCTGCCAAAACTGAGTAAAACGCTCCAGTTGGATGCCAGACAGAATCTTGTTTTTTGCCTTACTGGTCCGTCTTTCCCTTGTGGGCGGGCGCTCATCGTCAGATGAGCCGGTGCTTGCACCGGATTGCGGTAATCCGTTTTCAGGGATCAGGAATCCGGAATCAGGAATCAGTAAGGGGGAATCAGCAGGGCTAGTTCCATGCTCATCCGATGCTTGTATGGTGCTTGTATGGTGCTGGCATGGTGCTGTATCGTCATTGTCCTCGGCATGTTCTGTGGTTTCATCATTGCAGTCTATGTCTTGCCCCATGCTTTCACATGAGTTTTCACTGCATTGAATGTCCGTTTCAGGTGCAGGTATCTCACTTGCAGCTTCACGGACATGGGGATTCTGGTGCTTTTTGAAATTGACGACCTGGATGTATTTTTTACCATCAACTTGATATCTGATGATAAAGCCGCGTTCAGCTAGTTGGTCTAAGAGGTTGTCAATGTCGTACTGTTCGTATGGGAATACGAACGCTCCGATCCTTTTTGGCCTGTCCTCAAGTCTCCCCTCACGGTCGGCAAGACACCAAAGACCAATGAAAAGCAGTCGGGCAGCTAAATCACACTCCGCCAGATCTTCGTTCATAAAAAATCCAGGTTTGATGTTCCTGGCTCTTGGCATGGCTGACCGCCTTCATTCCCTCAGCACTGAAGGGATGACTCCGTAGGAAGCGAGCTCGTCAAACAGCCAAGTAACGGCAATTGATGCATTCTTGGCACATCTGACAAGTCTGCATTGTTCGTCCAGCTTGGTTTCAGCATAGAAGAGCTCGCCGTCGTCCCATATTGTCACCTGTCCTGTCCATACATGCTGCTGCTTGGCCATGGTTACCCCTCCTGTCCCTGGGCTTCCGGAGACTCTTCGCTTTCGGGCTCTTCATCGGCCGCAGGGTACTCAGGCATGACATCGATTACGTCCTTCTCTTCTTTTATCTCCTCAAGCCCTTCGGAAACGACGGACTCGTCACGCGCAATGGTGTAGGACATCTCAGGAGAAAGGGGCATGTACTTAGCAAGCTGTCTTATAACCGTCTTTTTGCCCATGGCCACCGGGTTGGTCTGCCATGGGCTGTCTTTCTTGAAGTAGGAGGGGGAATACTTTCTTCCATATGCCTGCACCTGTTCGTCGGTCATGACGTGAAAGACGTATCCGCCGTTAGTGAACTTCACAACTGCGTAATAGTGCGTTATTTTGCCGGGATCGGCCAGACCGGAGGGCTTATGTACGAGCTTCTGTTCGAGGCCATAAGAGTAATCAAATTCGTCGGTTTCGTACACCTCGGTGGCAAATATAGTGGCAATCCTGTCAGACCTGAAGGCCAAATCGATGAGGCCTTTATAGCCAAGGATGAATACGGCCTTTCTGCCGTATGGGACGATGTAGAACTGCCCCAACTGGGGACTTGGGTCCAAACCTAAGGCGGTTCCAGTCATGAGCGCTCCAAGGAGGGAATACGCATCGCATGAGGCAAGCGTGGGGTTTTCGCGTATGAGCGTCATGGCTATGCGGGCATAACGTTCGGCATTGCGCTTCAGGTGCATGGGAAGGGCTTTTGCCATCTCGCCCTTCATGCGCGCTATAAGGCCGATAGTCTGATCTACCTTGTCCTTTGGTCTCTGGGCAATCTTGTTTTTTATTTCAGAATTATCGCCACTTACTATTGCCATCTTTTATTCCTCCCTTTCGATTCTTTTTACTGAAAATCTTCTGTAAGCCGAAGGCTTTGAGAACTACTCGTAAAGGTCGGGATGCGATGATTTGAAGGCTTTTGTGTCAAGCCTGTTGGTTACAACGTTGCTCCATACGATGCAGTACTGCGAGGTCTCACCCCGCTCGACGTCGCCAAGCAAGGCCTGCAGCTGCTGCCTATACGAATCCCTGAGCTGTTCGAGCTCCTTTATCTGCCCGTCCAGCTTGAGGTAATCCGAAATGACAGAATTGACATCATCGGGAAGCTGTACGGACGGTTTCTTTGCTTCGGGGTAGAGCTTCTTGAGCAACTCATCGGATACGTCTGACCCGTCCCATTCCGGGGGAATGTTCTTTTCCACGTGGTTGACCCAGAAGTCAACCTCACGGTCAACCATGGCTGCTATAAATTCGTCATCCCTAGGGATATACTTCCATTTGAAATCTTTCAGGCCGATCAGGACAGCGATATAGATGCCGTCCCAGCCCATAACCCTGCAGTAGTGCTGGCACTGGCAGAAGTAGATATCGGGGACAAGATCTCCCTTCCAGTCGTCGGCGTTGTATTCTGCTGTGGTCTTGCACTCAAGACCGGCGTTTTCGCCAACGATTTCCCTGTCGATATTGGCTATTAGGAAGGGATATTCCTCGTCCTGGAAGATGAAGTTGCGCCTGCGGATCTTCTTGCCGGACCTGCGAACGAACTCCTGGGCGACGATATCCTCAAGGACCGTTCCCCAGTAAGCCCTTTCGCCTGCAGATGGTGGTTCGATCTGGCCGGTCTTTTCCAAAAAAAGAGCCATGCGGCTCTTCCACCTGTTGAGTCCTAGTACAACAGAGGCGTCCGAACCGCCCAGCCCTTTTTTGCGTTTCTCAACCCATTCTTCATAAGAGATCCCTTTTTTATTTATGAGCATTCTCCATCTCCTTTTTGAGCATTTCCTCCAGGCGTGCGAGTTTGCATACTTCTTCTTTGAGCCTTTTTCTGGCTTTGCGGCTTCCATATTTATGCGCCGCTTCCATGACATGCTCGACCCGCACCCGCTGGAGCTCTATTTCATCCTGCAACTCCCGGATGCGCTGTTGTCCTGTAAGAAAAACAATGTGGAAGACATCAGTCTCCTGCATATCTGCAGAGAGTCTGCATATCTTCCACAGTAATTGAGCTGACTAGCTCTGGATCCAGGAGCGCCCTTTCGTCCGCACTGCACAATATGATTCTGAGCGCCCTGGCCTCGCCACGTGTAATCCGTCCTCTTTTCCTGCGATACGGCCCGGTAACTGCTCCGGACATAGTTAAAAGCCCAAAAAATTTTTCATCCAATTTTCTCTTCAACATAAATTCCAGCCTCCTCTTCTATTTTTTTGACCAAGTTTTTTATGTCCTCCACACGCCATACAACTATGTTTTGAGACAGCCGTATGCCCTTTGGGAAACGGCCGCTCCGAACCCCGTTGTACCAGGTGGTCTTGGACACTGGGATGATCTTGAGCACGTCGTCCAAGCGCAAAAATCCGAACTCAGGAATGTCCATCGCAAATCACTTCCTCCAAAAGCTGAGCCATAACACATGCACATTGCTTCACCTGGCTGATGAATTCTTTTGTTTCTTCTTTGTCCGGAACGTTATCAACGAGATCGGCGGCGTACGTGAGCACTTCTTCAGACTCGTCTGACATGCTCCAGACCTTTTTGAGCTGCTCCACGAAGGCTTGAAGAACAGCTATTGTTGGTCTCCCCCCGTCTTGGGGGGAAGTGTAGGGTTTGAGTATATTAAGGAAAAAAGCGATCCGCTTTGAAGCCCAAGAGTTGCTTCAAGCGCGGCTATATTCTTTGCATCTGTAGGTGGATATTTCTCTTTTTCCCAAGCATATATTGCTGACCGTGATACACATATCTTTTCTGCAAGTTGCCCTTGCGTAAGATGCTTGCGCTTGCGTGCTGAACGGATAATTTCACCATAACCCATTTTTATCCCTCCTTAAGAATGCTTACTACACTAAGAACTATATATCTATATTTGATATATGTCAAGTAACATAAGCATCTCATGCATATCTGACTATTATTGACTTTTTGCTGATTTGGTGTAGTCTGGACTAAACATTCTCAAATGAGGGCGATAATTATGCTGACCGGAGACGAAATACGCAAGGCAAGGAAAGCTAAAAAACTTACGCAATCTGAACTTGCTGCTATGATAGGAGTATCACGATCAGCTATTTACGATTGGGAAAAAGGCAAATATTACCCAACCGGCGAACGTGCTATTAAACTGGCAAAAGCCTTAGGGCTTCCAATTTCAAAATTTTTGCCAGATTATTTTCAAAATGGGGGGGATGCTGATCAGAAAAAATCTGGCGAAGTTTCTTCCACCAACCACAACATTATTTTGGTTCCATTGCTCTCGGACATAATAAAAGCTTGTTGTGGCATGGGCAATGGATATGAGTTTCCTGATGATATAATTGAGGAGAGATTGGCAGTGGACGTGGATTCTTTAGGGCCGGTTAATACAAAGGGCATGTTTGCTTGTAAAGTAGAAGGGGACTCAATGGCTGCAGCTAGGATTTATGATGGGGATATTATTATTGTCGCACCAGAAGAAGAACCAAGAGATGGGGATGTTGTTTTGATATGCTATGGAGCACACCAAAGATGGATGATTAGATGGTTTTATTCTCAAAGAGATGGTTCTATTATCCTGAAGGCAGCAAACCCAGAATATCCGGAAGTAAGAGTTACGCCTGAAGATGTAGATTACGGATGGTATAAATATTTGGGGAAAGTAATAGCATATCAAGGATCACCCAAAAAGGGCATTTAAGAGGCGATATGTTTTTAAAACAGTTCATATAAATCGGGAGGGGGAATAAATGGCTGTGGAAAATGAAAATAAGCAAGATAAAGATCTCTCTAAAAAAGCCAAACGTTTTGGATGTCTTGCCACTTTAATAATATCAATTGCTTTTGGATTTATGCTTTTTGGTGGCAGCTCAAAAGAAATAACCAAACAGACATCGAATAGCCAACCGATAATCGAAAGAACTGATGAAGAATATGACGCTGGCTCCATTGTTAAAGATGAAGAATATGAGATTCCAAACATAATTAAATCTATTCCCGAAGATGAAAGAAAAGAAATATATTTTGCCTTAATATCAGCAATGGATAAAGCAGCCGAAGAAGCAAAAGCGGAAGTGGTACCAAAAGCTGGAGATGAAATAACATTAAAAGAAGAAATGCGAATAATACCAACTTCTGTTATCTTTAAAAGACCAGAATATCTAGAACAATATCCATCAATACAGCAGGCAAAGACATTAAAACCGGGCATGAAAATAAAAATTTTACAAGTTGTCATGGACCAAAATGATGAATACTGGTTTTATGTTCAATGGGGATCTGACAAGGGATGGGTAAGAGAAGCTTTTCTTCAAATGCAATTCAATCAATTAGATACGGCAAGAAAAGAAAGTGACATATCCGATGAAATCCAGGAAGAATTAAAAAAATCAATTCTAAAAGAGTACCACATAACAGAAGAGCAGCTCGACCAAATTTTTTATGAAGGGATAAACAAAAAATGGTAATGTAATACAAAGTGAGGTGAGCAGCTGTGAAAAAGTGGGTTAAAAGGTTTGTCCCTATTGGTATTGTCATAGCTGTCATCACATCATTTGTCTTTACTGGCATTGCCTCTCAAAAAGCACCATCCATTCCTAGCACTGCAGAAAAAGCCCTTGTCGCACGCGTCATAGACGGCGACACCATACAACTTGATGACGGCAGGAAAGTAAGGCTCATAGGAGTCGACACCCCCGAAACTGTCCACCCACAAAAAGAAGTAGAATATTATGGCAAAGAGGCCTCGGACTTCACTAAATCTATGCTCGAGGGCAAGGAAGTTTATCTGGAATACGATATCCAACCCACTGATAAGTACGGCCGTACACTGGCTTATATCTGGCTTTCGGACGGTACTCTTTTTAATGAATTGCTCGTGCTGAAGGGATTTGCACAAGTTGCCACGTTCCCGCCAAACGTCAAATATGTAGAGCGGTTCACTGCGGCACAGAAGCAGGCCATAGAGGCCAACGCCGGACTGTGGGCTAAGGAAAGTATGGAAAAGCCTAAGGCACAGGCAAAAGAAATTACTGTCTATATTACAAAAACAGGAAACAAATATCATAGAGCGGGATGCAAATATTTGAAGAAGTCTTGCATTCCGATATCCTTAGAGGAGGCTAAAGCAGAAGGCTATACGCCATGCAAGGTCTGCAATCCGCCTGAATAGAAAGACATCTATTTAATAATAGCCTGAGAGCAGGGAGAGAAATACGATCCCTGCTCTCTTTTTTTATTTGCAAAAAATATTTAAAAAAACATAAAAAAGGTGTTGACAAAAAATGAAGGTGCATATATGATATAGACAGCAAGGAAGAAAGCAGGCAAGGAAGAAAAATAGGAGGGATTAGAGATGAAACAAAAAGAATTACAACTATGGCAAGTGTACGGTGAGGATGGATTATTGGTCGCCGATCCTGACGATCTCACGCAGAAGGTATCATTCTATGAAACCGAAGCTTACCTATTCTCTGCCGATGCGGATATGGGCCTTATCCGCAAGGCGCTGGTTGAATATAAAGAGCGCAAGGAAAAAGAAAGCTTAAGTTTTGATGAAGTCCTTGACGAGTACGGCATCCCATATAAGGTTGCAGGGGAAGCCGAGGACTACAATCCTGACCTTGTCATTTGTTTTCCCGATGATAACGACCTGAAATGGGCGGTTTGCAGGATGAGCGACTTGGTCTTGGGCATTTCGGATGTTTTTACATATTGGGACGGCTCAAATTGGGAAGAGATTTGGGCCGAATCAGACGCAGGGAAGAGGACCAAGGTCGTCATCGATGAAAGCTCAAAAGAAACCCTGGATAGATGGGATGGCTCGAATTGGTGCTATCGCAAGCCGTTCCGACATGGATATCTTTATAAGATTGTTACCATCGACGGGGAACAGGTCGAGGATAAATGGCTGCTCGTCGAGACTGGTGACTGGGCGGGCTCACTTGATTGGGGCGAAATCGTTGATGGGAAAGACCTCGACCGTGTGCGAAACTGAGTCGAGGATGAAGAATTTTAGGCCATGGCGGGGCAATGCCCCGCCTAATATAAAAGGAGGGATTAGAAATGCAATTACTTTATTCACCTAAAGGCGTAGAGCCATGGCAAACTGTTGGCGAGGTTGGCGAAACGCCAACTAAGGAACTATTACAACATTTAATATATGCACGTTTAGGTTATCTTAATATCTCTAATAAGAAAATCGAACATATCATTAGCAATATGGCTGATCAATTGTTGCGCTATCATAGTGGTTTTATTGCAGGGCCTGTGCATTTTACTGACGATTACTTTACGCTTGTTGATGGTTCTGCTGTCCCCGATGACCTTGGCCCAGCCAGATGCAATACTTGTTGGTTTATACATGAAAGTGTGTATTGTCAAAAATTAGATTATAAACATTTATGGGGATACAAATGGGAACATAAATGGGAGTCAGAATATATATCATTTTGCAGATGTTATGTCCCCGATTTTGAATATCGTCTTCACACCCAGGAGGAAGTTGATGATTATTGGGAGAATTTTAAAGATGACGAGGAGACTATTCGAGGACTAAAGGGAGAGATTAACAATGAAGCTTGATCTTTCTATTACCAAAAATGGCCTACCCGCCCTTTGGGAGGAGGGCGGAAGCGCGACCAACACCGGGTCGGCGACAGTCATTGCCGGCCTCAACGGGGAAAGGCTAACTCCCATTTACGTGCGACGAAGCGGGAGCCTGTCATGCGGGCAACATGCCCTGTTCATTGTTAGGACAGGGTATCGTGTGATAATGGTATCCCATTGGCGACAAGATTTCACAATCAAGGTCTATCGGATAACAGAGATAGACCTGGAAAACAAAACCGCACAGCTCGAATTGCTGTGCGAGTTCAGTCGGGGGGAATGGGATAAAGACCCGTCCCCCGATCTAGAGGACGCCATAGAGGCAGCAAAGGATAAGGCTACGTGCTACCACTGCCGTAGCCCGCACTACGCGGCATGACGTAGTATTATCCTCCCGCCCACGCCTCATGGCTCGGGCACGAGGCCACTTGCAGAAAGACGCAGGTGGCCTTTTTGTTATCATAAAGGAGGACATACAAATGGAGAAGACTAAAAAGCTTAATTTCAGAATTACCGACGAACTTCACAGAAAGCTCAAAATCATTGCTATTAAAGAAGGCAGGACGATGAACGATATCATATGCAGCCTTATAGAACAGTACGTAGAACAATACGAGGAGGGCGAAGATGCATCTAAGTAAACTGCTGGCCATTGCTACAGGCAGCGATATCGGGAAAGGCGATATCACGGGTATCTGTGTCGTTTGCGGGGCCGAGACCGAATGCGGGATACCACTCAAAAAAGTGGTCTCGGATAACTTCACGGGCTGGAACTGTTTCTTCGCCGGCAACTGTACCTGTCCTGAATGTGCATTTATCTTCTCTGATCAGACATTCATATGTCACATTCTATAATAGCTGCTATTATCACAGAAAAGAAAACATCTGCTATATAGTTCACGGCAGCTATAAGAGAAAGAAATTGCCATTGGACTACACGGACGAGGAAGACGCTATTGCATGGGTCTGCAAAAACGAAGAATATGACTGCATAGGGGATCTGTGTATGGGCAGGGGTTTGGTCGGCGTTAACGCTTACAAAAATGGCAAAAGGTTCGTCGGCACCGAACTCAACCATAAAAGATTGGCCGTGCTTTTGGAAAGAATTGTAAATATAGGGGGAACTTACAGGCTAGTCAAATATTCGCCTTATCGTCCAGCCAGTCTGCCCACCACTGCATCATCTCTCTTCTCCGATCAAGATATTCGGCATGATTGTAGGCAGCTCTGACCGCATTCTTTTCTACATGCGCCAGCTGGCGTTCTATGACGTCGGCTGGCCATCCGTTTTCGTTCAAGATCGTGGAGGCCATGGACCTGAAGCCGTGGCCGGTAAACTCTTCCTGCCCATATCCTAATCTCCGCAGGGCAGCATTTACAGTTGTGTCGCTCATAGGCCGGCTGAAGGAACGTGCAGAAGGGAAGACGAATCTGGAAGAAGACGTAAAAGGCCTTAAGCTAGCGAGCATGTTCACGGCCTGTCTTGAGAGTGGCACGATGTGCATTCTTTTCATCTTCATCTTTTCTGCCGGAATGCGCCATTCGGCAGCTTCAAGGTTGACTTCCTCCCATTTGGCCGTCCTGAGTTCCCCGGGACGCACAAATGTATATGCCAAGACAAGCAAAGCGCTTCTTACGATCTCAGATCCGTTCAGTCCCCTGATCGCCCGCATCAGGGCACCTATTTCCTGCGGATCCGTTATTGTGGGATAGCCGGCAGTTTTAACAGGCACCAGAGCGCCGCGCAAGTCGGCCGCAATATCCCGCTCGGCCATGCCTATAGCTATTCCATATCTAAATATCTGACTGCATATTTGTAGCACACGATGGGCAGTTTCGTATGTCCCCCTTGCCTCTATCATGCGGATAATGGCAAGGATGTCGGTAGGCGAGATCTCCGACATGAGCTTTTGGCCTATATACGGCAATATCAGCCTGTCAAGCCTTGAGGTGACTGTTCGGATGTGGTTCTTGGTGCGGATAGGGAAAACCTTTTTCTGAAGCCAGTCCTGCGCCACGGCCTCAAAGGTCTTATCGACCAGCTTTGAGACCGGTTGCCCGGACCTCACCACGGAGGCCTTCATTTCATCTCTTATTTCCCTGGCTTCTTTCAGGCCTACGGCAGGATATTGGCCGATGGAATGCTTGTATTCTTTGCCGTCTATCCAATACCTGAGCCTCCAGTATTTTTTACCTGAAGGCATGATCTCAAGATAAAGCCCGTCACTGTCAGAGAGCATATATCTTTTTTCTTTGATCTTAGCCTTTTTAATAACGTTATCCGTGAGCATCCCCGAGTCTCCTTTGTGTACGGTGGCAACTCGGCCTGTGTACGGTTCTGTGTACGGTTTGATCATGGTTTGTATAGTTTTTCATTGAACTGGGTTGAACAGCCAAGCTGCCAAAGACGTCGTTTGTATCATGCTATTTGAACTATATCATACTCGGATGGACTTCAACATGGTGGAGGCGGGGGGAATCGAACTGGATATGACTTTTTCAGTTATACACGGGGGATATCCACATATGTGAATATGTTGTGTACGGTTCTGTGTACGGTTACAACCGCATTTATTCTTCAAATATTATCTTGTCGCGGTTGTTTTCGATAAAATTAAACAACTCATCAGATACGCTATATAGACCAGAGATATTGATAGCTCCTTCTTCTTCAACAGAGCGAATAAC